CAGTGCCAAGATATTGGCTTGTTCCACGCTTAGATACTATTTCTTCTAGTATCATATTAGATGAAAATATATCTTCTCTATTTCCAACTGTCTCTCTTATCCATTTCTTAAAAAAGTTATTCATCGCTATTCCCCACTTTCAACCTTTCTGCACATCTTTTACAATGAAACTTACCCTCAAATTGAGGATTATGTGCCAATGGTTTCATACATTTTATTCTATTCAATCGAAATCAACCCTAAAAGACATCATTCCATACTCATTCCAAATCATAGCCAATGCTCCTTCACAAACAGTTTTATCCATTTGACTTCTTAATTGCATAATTAATTCATGTAATGGTATAGAATCCCAACATTCATCGGGGTCGGAAGCCCGTTTTAAAAACCATAAGATTTCCCATATAGCCCTATCTTTATCATATTTCTTTTCGCTCATACTTCCAACTCCCTTCTCGCTTCCGCTTCCAACCTATACTTAGCGATAAGTGCTTCTGTTTTGGCATTTACTTCAATAACTTTAGGGTTGAGTTCACAACTTCTTGTTGAGTGATAAGTGCTTGAGCAGTATTTACATTCACGCAATTTACCTGCCTTAACTTTATCATTATATTTCTTACAAGTAGCGCAAAAACCTCCCTCATGGTTTCTTTTATTGCACCTATCCCCTTCCATATTAATAATACCATTACAACGGCCATCATTACATATAACAAGAGGTAAAGATTCTATTATCTTATCTTCTTCTTTATCACCATAGGAATAAAATTCTATAAGATATTTGCTTTTAGGAAACTCCAAACCTAAATATTTACCATTCCATTTTTCTTCTCTATGGATTGGATTTCCATATTCTTCAATTAAACTTTGAAGGGGTCTAAGTTTAGAAAAGCCCCAAGTCCAAGGATAACCTTGTTCAACAACACAGAATGCTACGCCATTTTCCTCTTGAAACTTATCTAAGTCTTCCTCTTCCCAATGGGAATAAAGGGGTCTATACCATTCTGTTTCAGTTGTAACTAAATCTCCCAAATCTTCATGTTCCGGTATCAAACTTCCATCTCCTTCGCCTTAAACGCTGCTAATCTAATAGCCTCTCTTGCACTTGCAGTAATACTAGCGGCTAGAGTAACATTAGCCCAACCAAAACCTTGGAAAGCAACAATACCATAAAATGAAGCCATTAATCTCTTAACAGCCATTTGATTATTGTGCCATTTCATATACTCACCGTTTGGCTTCCCTCTTGCCTCTTTCATTTTGGCTTTATAGTCATTCCTAAGTTCCTTCAGTTCTAATACTGCTTTGGGCAATAGTCCCATTTTATCAGTCTTAAAGTAAACCATTTCTTTATGGGAAACCTCACTAAAGTCTCTAGGAGTAAGAATATTAACTGCAAAATCTGTAGGTTCGTGGCTAATAGTTTCCCATGATATGTTTCTAGCAATCATCATACTAGGATATAGACCTGCAAAATCAAAAGCAGCGACATTAAAATGTAATCCATTAGTCTTCTCACTTAGAGGGTCATAAATCATGGCACCTTGGTACTCTTGTCTCTTTTCTACTCTTTCTCCTGTAGGTGCTTTCCACCAAGCATTTCTCATAAAGTAAATAGAACCCATATGTGAAGCATAGAAACAAGCATCAAATGGTGCTTTTAGTAATCTTTGTAAAGAAACAATAGCATCACTACAATAGTTCTTTTCATCCAACTCTACAATCAGTTTTACATCTTTTATAGCATATGCAAGATAAGTTTCAGTATCTTCTAACCAACCCCTGCGATAGAATTCATTGGTGTCGCTAAACTTCTTAGAAACCAATTTCTTTTTATTGAGAGCCAATTCTCCAATATAGTCAAGTGCTAAAGAAGGAAGCGTACCCCTTTGAGAATCGTTCCATTGTCGCTCAAAAGCCAAGTCTAAACTGAGGGTTATGCGCCCGCCTATGGGTTGTTCTATAGGACTGAATCCTTTGTCAGCATAAGCAAAAGTATGTCCTTTCTTGGCCTTCTTAACCCCTTTAATTGAGCCATAAGGGGACATTATGTTGGGGTTTAATCCTAATGAACAGGCTCTATCTAATAGTTTGGGGATATCTGCAAAGTTTCCAAACCATGCAATTAGCATATCGGGGTCTTTTACTACCATACAAGTCATAAAGTTTTCAAGCATATCTTTTTCATTATCAAAAACTAAATAATGAAATGAAGTGTGTTGTTTTTGCTCAACAAACTTCTCTTGGGGAAACCAAGCCCATTGATAATATTGCTTATCGTAATTATCATACATTACAATAGTAGTAATCTTATCATGATGTTCTCCACCTTGTTGCCATTCCATATCCCAATACCATTTTCTTAAATCATATTCCGGCATATCATCAATTTTATCTACTGCATACCTAAAATGAAAGGGAACATCTGCTTCATAGGTTCTTTTGAACATACCTTTTGCTCTACTAATATCAAATGATGATTCTACTACTACTTTCTTTAGTTTATTACCTTCAAGATTTACCCAATCACCACGGATATATTCAAAGTCCCTAGTTATATATTTAGTAGCCTTGTAAGAAGTAGGTTCTCTAGAATCCTCATCTACATAAAAATAAGGAGCAAAGGAAACAGTTTCATGTTTCTTCTCCCCATTTTCTCTCCAAGAAAGATAAATCTTGTCCCCTACATTTGTTCTACTTATTATCATCTAATCACCGCTAATAAAGGGTGCCTTCAATAGAATTCTATCTATGGCCACCAACAATAATGGGAATTCATCTTTCATGTATATGTTTACCAATTGGTCTTTTTTGAAGAACTTGTGAATAGGACTAGAAAATTCTAGTGTAGCCCCACTGTCTCCTAATCTAAACAAAGGAGAAATAATCTCTTCATATTTGTTTGAAGCGTTTTGTCTTGAAGATACTTCTAGACAATTGGCATATGGTTCTTCATTTGTTTTATGGAAATCAAACTTATACACACCAGTTTTAACTAATTCACAAGTCTTTAATGTTTCATTCAACTGTTCTTGAGTCAAGGTGAAACCTACTTCAAATTTAGACTTGCCAAAATTAAAAAGAACATTAGGATTTGCTTGATAATTGATATGTGTTAGCATCCCCTTTAATGTATCTAAAGCATCTTGATTAGGATGGTTTACAATCAAAGGAACTGATGCCTTCTTTCTATTGCTAGTAATTGTCATAGAATCAGCGCACTCGACAACTACATCATCTGCAAAAGAGGTCAAGTAAGGAATTATCATAGTTACATCAATAACACATTCACCATTAGTTTCTCCCCGTACTGCCAAGGATATCTTGACACAAAAAGTAGTATCACCATTCCAAATCTCTAGTTGGTTATCTGTTAATGAAAATCTAGCATAATCCCCAAGGCTAGTGTTTCCAAAACCACTATTAGTTGTTGATTTACCCTTAACTTGGATACTTTCTACTGCTTCTTTTAGTGTCTTACTATCTACTGTAAATTTCATATTGTTCCCTCTCTTAATTCTTTTATTCCATTCCATTCTACTTTACCACTACCAACTACTAGAGTTTCCCAAGTAGTTCCCACTAGGGAAGTATTTGTTTTACTACTAGTAAGAGTGGCTTTGTATGCTACATCGCCCTTCTTTAGTATTCTTTTAGTGCTAATAATTTGGTGTAAAAAGTCTCCCCAATTATGCCAATTGGGTTTTGTTCCTATTACTTCACCAGTGGCACCGTAGTCTGCTTTAGCATGAGTAATGTAAATTTGGTCACAATTTAGATTCTTACACATAGCCAATAAAGAATAAAACGGGGCGTTTCTTTTGCCCCACTCGAACTTCATTTTTTGTGGCTTACCAATTTTAGAACTTCCTGTAACATGAAGTGTACAACAGTCTAGCCATTTATCCACACCGTCGAAAACAAAAAGAACATCTTCTCCCTGTTCAATCTTTTCTTTGACAAACAAAACAAAGTCTTCGGAATTTGCTTCCGACTTTTGTATGTCTAATTCACCATTTTCATTTCTTACTTCCGGATTCCATAGCGTAATTCTATCAGCACATTTATGATTCTGTCTCCATGTTGGCTCACAACCATCATCCCAATCTAAAACATAAACTTGTTTTTCGGGGAAGTCTAAGGCTAATCCACTCTTTACTGTTTTAGGTTCTCCCCAAACTCCACAAACTAAGCGACTGTTTCTCTTTAGTCTAACTTCTGTTTGGGACTTAAGTTTGTCTCTAAACGCTTCTACTCTTCTGTTATTTCCTGCTTTTTCTATCATTTCTTTATTTATATTATTTGTTAATCCCATATATATCACCTATACCTTTTCCATATTTCTATCATTTCATTTATTTCTTCTTTGTCATTTAACCATACCTTTACGAACTTATTTCCAGTATGTAGTTTCACCATATAATCTAGGCTTTCTTCATCCTGTCTCCAAGTTAAGAACTCTATGGCTGCCAAATCTGCTGCCCAAGTTCTATCTTTCGTTAGTATTCCATCTTCAAGAGAAAGATTAATTCTTCTGTTTTTTACTTGAAAGTTAGCATTTGAACTTTCTCTCCATTCTACAGGAGGTTCAACCTTTCTATTTTTAAAAGAATCTTTTAATCTTTCTAAGTCGTTCTTAGACATATCTTGTGTAACTAAGTCATGGTCTTTTATGAAGTGAATTTTTACTTCATAAACTCCATCTTCAATATGACCCCATGAAATGTGGGTTACACAATTAATATCTGTAATTGCTCTGTCTGTTTCTATATAATTTTTATCTATTTTTAACATATTAATTCCTCTTAAGGAAAGGCTTCGCACCTAGTCGAGTATCAATTGCTTCCGCAAGTTCATACTTACACTTGCTAATAAAGGGCTTATCACCCTAGGAAATTTAATCAAAACCAATCAAAGTTAGACTCCACTGGTTGAGATACTTCTACTACTGAACCCTGTCTATCGACACAATATAGTCCGGAAACATTTATTGTAGCGGGTTGTATTCCTTCGTCATTTGTAGATTGACTAGTTCTGCCTACAATAATAACACTAGAGCCTATACCAAAGTCTAGATTTAGATGTTCCGGAATCCAACAAGTTGTTGTTCCCGAACCACTCTCATAATCTAGTTCAGCATCTAAATCAGTTAGATTTATGATTCTATTGCCGTTAGAGGTAGGTGTCATATTCATGTTACAAACTGTACCATCAGTAATGATGAATTTTTCCTTAGCAGGTAATCCTTGTCTTACTATATGTTCCTTGTCAGTATCTACCAAAGGTATCAAATGAGATTTGAAATCATTCTTTAGACATTCTTCAAAACTAAATGCTGACATATCACGGTGAAGGTCATCTTCCGGATTCATTTCACTGTTTAAACTTAAACTATTAAGTGTTAATTCCTTAGCACCATATATATCAGTTCCGTTGTCATTAGCAACACAAAGGAAATGCACCCATTCAAAGGTATTAGGGGAAAAACCTACACCGCCTTTACCCTTGTAAGAGAAATAATAAGGTTTCATTTCCCCTACGCCCAAAGAGCCGTAGAATACTCCATTCCTTCTCATTACTTCAGCAGGTAAGGGTCTACCATAATTAGAATTAATATCGCCACTTAGATAAGACTCAGTAGAGTCTAATGGAATATAGATTCTACCATCTTCTAAAGTAACTGCTCCTTCCGGTAATTCCGATATCACCTTTTCGCCGTATGTACCCTTATGGTATCTAGATACAGTATATTTGCCTAATGCATTTTCTACCGCTACTGCGACAATGCCTTTTTCTAAAGCACCATCTTCATCTCTTAGGTATTCTTCTTTTGCTTTCATTCTGTTCCAAGCCATAGCATCTCTAGGTGTATCTAAAGAAACAAAGAAACCAAATGCAGATTTGTAGAAAGAATCATTTGACCCCTTTGTATCATTTTTTTCTGCGTTATCATTTTGGCTTCTTCTAGCATTAGCAACAAAGTTTCGCCAAACGCCCTTAGCAATAGGGTTTGTTGGCTCTATACCATTTTGTTCACATATCTCTATGTATTTTGCTTCTGCTTCTTCCTCGCTCATACCTATGTACTGTGCGCTTTTCGCTATTTCATTCTTCATGTCTTCGTTCATATTTTTTCACTCCTATGTTTATTTTTTTGTTCCATAACTAAACACTTCCTACTAACCATGAGGCTAGCACTTTAGGGGTCATAGTTGTGGAACGCCATTCGCTCTCCCCTATAGTTCTAAGGAATCTAAACTTCATTGTACTGTCAAGTTCACTCATATCAATTACAGCATCGTGTAATCCTAGACATATCTCTTTCATTGAAAGGCCATAATATATCATTTCGTGAATGTCTCCTAGAGCAGTTGAATTACTATCCTTGATTTTTAATACTAATTTCTTGTAGTCATCTAACGATGCCGAAACTTGTTTTTTTAAGGTTGCCCCGCTTGATTTAGCGGCCTGTAACTCGGTTATCGCCCTTCTCATATCACCATTCATAGCATATATAAAGGAGTCTAATTCTTCATCAGAAAACCTATCAATGTTCTCTTTAGTCAATATAGACTTTAATACTCTTTTTACTGCATTATTAGATAATGGTTTAAAATGATAGTTTGCACATCTACTTTGTAGTGGAAATACAATCTTGTTTCTATTATTACAAGTAATAACAAATCTAATATTATTAGAATACCTTTCCATTATTCTTTTTAATGCATTCTGCGCTTCATTAGTCATACCATCCATTTCATCTAATAGCATTATTTTAAATGGTACATCTCCTAATGTACCGCTTTGTGCTACATCTTTAATCGTAGTTCTAACCATTTCCAGTTTTCTATCATCGGAAGCATTCACTTCATAGAAGTTTTCTTTGAAATTATCTTTCAGTATTTCTTTTGCTAGGACTATTCCTGCACCTGTTTTACCGTTGCCTGCACTTCCATATAACAAAACATTAGGCATATTGTTTTCTTCTACCCATGAATTAGCATCTATCACAAAATGTTCTTGTCCTATTATTTGTGCTAGGTTAGTTGGTCTGTATTTTTCTGTCCATAACATATTTATTCCTCCGTTACTACACCATCTTTCACATTGTAGTTTTTTATTACAACTCCTTGTGGATTTGGTGGCATTGGTAAACTCTTATACACTTCTCTTACTACTTCTACTTCTCTTATTATTTCCTTACTAGCAAGGCTATCCTTCCATTGTAAGAATTTCACTTGAGGGTAGTAAAGAATAAGATATGTGATAGGTATTGCTATGGTTAGCATTAGACCTGCTATCCAAAATATGTCTCTATCATATGTCTCATAACAATAGTATTCCTCACTATATGAACGGTAATAACAGTCTACTATATCTACTGATGCTACCATACCATTCATAGCCGATAGCATTAGCCATATTGCTCCAACTGCTGTTAAGTATATTGATACCATTCTTTGATTTCTAAAGTCTCTTTCCATTATATCCTCTCCAACTTGGATTCTATTGCTTCTATTTTGTTTGTAACATCAAAGATTGTTTGAGACAATTCCATATCTATATGATGGGGTTTGTAAATATCAACCCAATCTACTATGTTATCATAAATCATTTCCATATCTTCTAGTGCCTCTAGCAATCCTTTGTAGTCTTTTAATTTGTTTTCTATTTCTTTTATCTTTTCCGACGCTTTCATTTTTATTCCTCCTCTATTTTAATTAATTCTTGTTGTATTGGCTCATAGTCGGGTAACAATACCCCACCTAACCAATAAAGAAACAATACTGTTATTACTCCTACTAATAATTCTAGCATTCTTTCAGCCTCCAAACGGTTTGGTCAACTTCGTTGCAGAAGCCCGCTTTCTCATAATGAATTTTAAGAAGCATTTGTAGTTGATTAGTTGAAGGCATTCCTTTCTTTACCGGAGTGCCTCTTTTGGTTTTCGCATTCCAAAGACCTTCTTTTATTTGCCCTGTTGTCAATTCTTTGTCATTGTCCAATAGGGTGATGATTCTGTCATGAATCCATTTATTCTTCTTTGGCATCTTTATTCCTCCATACTCCTCTTTTTACTTTTACAAAAAGACTCTTTCTTAGTAGTTGACTAATTTGCCTTGAAGTAAATGCTACTCCCTTTTTATCCTGTTTTAAACGGGTCATTATTTCTAAAGAAGTCAGTTCTTCTGCTCCTAGAGCATTTTGAATTCTTTCTATTGTTTGTTTACTCTTCATATATATTCCTCTATTTTTGTTTGTTTTATTTTTATTATTTTCTTTTTCTTGGGTTTTTTCTTTTCTCCCAATTTAAGAAGTCTGCTTTCACCGTGTGACAGTTTCTTCTTGAAATGTTCTTTTAAGATTACATCTTTGCATAATTGCTTAAAGACTCTAACCTCTTTGACTTTTAATTTTCTAGATAGACTACGAAAGTTATCTTTCAGCCTTTTATCTTCCTCGTCTTTATCTGTTCTAACTTTGGCTCTAGACAAAACAGCCACACCTCCACCTTCATGACAATAGGCTAACATTTCATAGAAATATTTTTTGTGCCACCTTCTCTTGACAGTAGAATCTATCAAGATTAGTCTTGTAGGATGTAATACTTGCACTAATAGATTTAGTATTAGGTAGTCTTTAGGTTCATTGTAGAGAAGCAAATCTTTGATTTTATCTCTTCTTCTATCTTTCATAAAAGGATAAATTAATTCAAACTCGCCTTTCTTTATGTCTTCGGGAGGCTCGCTGTTGGGTGCCTGTTTCTTAATTGACTGTTCAAGATATTTATTAGAACCTGCTAATTTGACATCACACATCTTTACTATCCATTTAACTGATTTTTTATTAATCGAAGTCAATACTACCTGACCACGATATTGTCTAACTATATTAAGAATAACATCTTTATTTGGTTTATGATGTATATCTTCTATGATAATACCTCTGTCCACCGGAAACGAACCTAAATCAAATTCTATTTTGTCATTAGCATAGAAAACAATAGGGTCATTTACAAATGTTTTTGCTTTTGTTGTCTTACCAGTTCCTGTTTTCCCAATAACTAAAATTGCTCTTTTTTTATTCATATTTTTTAATCCCATTATAATACTCCCTTAATTTCTAATAATGCTTCTAATCCTTTTAATTGTTTATGTTGCCCTTCATTTATGATTTTAAGTGCATGTTTAAAACCCTCTAACTTAGCACCGGAATCAGGGAGATTTGGAATTAACAATATTATGTTATTTATGTTAATTAACCCACTAATTACTAGTATTGGTCTAGGGTTATTTTTAGACTCTAGTTCTTTAATAGTGGAATCTACTGCGTGTTGTTTCAAAGAGCGATGGATTGCTTCCAAGAAACTTATATCTCCCCTTATAGATATTAAGGGTTTGACCTTATACCCTATAGCAAATTTTTTGTTTTCTTGAATTGAAACGGTATAATTTGCTTTACTCAAAAATATACCTATCAATATATTTTTGTTATACATGGCTACCACACAGATGATGTCCTAAATATTCATTCTTATATCTTAAGAAAGTTAATCCGTCAACTACCATATGTTGCACTATTTCTTCAATGGCTAATGCATGTCCCCCAAAAACAAAAGATAGAGTAGTGCCTTGAAATGAATTCATGGCTACTGCTGTTTCTTCATCAATTTCGTCGCTAGTAACCATTAGAGGTAAAGCATGCGATGGTTTACTTTGTAGTATACTAAACATAAGCCCCTTAGTTAGTAATTCGATATCTTCGTCTTTTAATGCTCCATAGATAATAAAATTAAACCCCGTAGCCTCGCCATATTTCTCTATCCATTTTGATATCTCTTCATCATTATACACTATATTCACTCCTTAAAGAATACTTCATTGTCTTTCCAATGACCCGAAGGAAGGTTGTTTGTTTCTAACCAAAACAAATCAGCAGCAGTTATTTTTTGCTTTCCACGAAGTGCGGCATTTTCCTCAGCATTAGCAATCAAATTGGCAATAGCAGTATCAACCCATTCTACTAGAAATCTTTTGGCGGTATTAGAAACAACTAAGTTGGTACTTTCTTTGACAACCTTTGAAATGTTCACTCTAGTTGTCATTCTTTTCTTTTTAGGTTGTTCCGGAACTACTAATAAATTATTTTCTATATAGGGGCATAAATCTCTTTTATACACTAATGCTCTGCCTTTATCATGCAGAATGTTTTTTAAGAAAACATTATCATCATTATCTATTCTAATGCAGCGATAAGTAGTCGTTCCTATTATTGTCATATCTCCCACTTCTATCATTCTAATGCCTCCACATCATCTAAAGTATTAATATCAGCAACAAATTTATCATCTCTAATCCTAACACATCTTGGAAATCTCAATCCCAAATTATTATTATCATCCCTTGACACCAAATCAGCAGTAACCTCTAATATTACACTAGGGGCGAACTCGAATGTTTTGTTCTCAAAACTAACCACATTCCTTCTTAGAGTATTGGTTAGTCTAATTAATTCTTCATCAGTAAATCCTGAACCGACGCTACCAACTGAAACAAATTCAGTATCGTTCTTAACTGCTATCTCAAAGGTTCCAAACACATTTGACCTATTACCTTGACCGTATTTAGCCTTAACAATAACCACATCTAGATTTATTCTAGGAGGCTTGTATTTAGCCCACCCTGCGCTTCTTTTACCTGCTTCATAGGGTAGGGTAGTATCTTTGATAATAATGCCCTCAAAACCATCGTTAATGGCTCTATTATAGAATGCTATAACATCACCACCAATTTCCATTCTGTGTGCTTGGTCGGGTAATTTTCTCATATATTGTAATCTAGTAAGATACTCTAAATCCATAATAGTCTTATCTCCCATCTTGAGGCAATCAAATATAACCCACTTGACTTTAACTTTCTCTCTTGCTTCCGCATGGTCTTTAGAATGAACTCTTGTTCCCATTAACTTATGTTCAGCAGGTGAACCGTCGTCTTTAATCGGATATATTTCACCATCAAGAATACAATCTGTATCATATTCTCTAACTGTTTCTACAACATCTTGAAACTGTGGCGTAACAATAGAACCTTTACGATTAAAGATAATTACATTAGCCCCTTCTTTGTGTATTTGATACCTGTTACCATCATACTTGTAATCTACAATCTTATTCTCCGGCCACTTATTCATAGGGACTTCTTTGGCTAACATTGGTTTTACAAATTTGCCGTGTGTTAAATTACACATAGGGTTTGCCGAAATCGTATAATGGTTTACTACTATTTCTAAATCATTAAAGTTCAAATGTTTTTTTACATCTTTGAGTGGTTTGTTGTAATATTTAGACACTATTTTAGTTACTATTCCTTCATTGATGCCGTTTCTAGGTTTCCTAATCCAGTATCTGACAAACCATTGTCTAGCATTAGCAGACATATTAGGTAGCATTTCTTCCATTAGTTTGAACGCTGAAGAATCTATTTTACCTGTGTCCATACTTAATAGTTGATAAGTCTGTTTCAATGAGTATTGCTTCTTACATTCTGCTGATGCTTCTAAATGATAAACAGCAGAACCTAAACAATTATGTGCGGCATAAAGACCATCAATCTCACTCTCAAACACTTGAAAGATTTTTGCTAACCATTTCTTTGCTCTAGATAAACCAATATTATTACTTGGTAGATTATCTTTATCTAGAATTAGTAATACTCTCTTTGGTACTAAAGTAGTGTTCTTTAGGCTTCTAACTATTCCATTTATTTGTTGCGTCTGTACAATAGAATCATTTGATTCTAACATTCGGCTCATCGTTTCCCATGTCATCCATAATCACTTCCATATTTTTATTTATTTTTAATACCACTTCTTTTAGAAGGCGTGATATTTCACCTTCATTTTGTTCCGAGTATGTCCACATAGCGTTTGCTAAGTAAACCCATTCACTCTTCTTCATTAGGTTCACCATCTAAATTAACCAATAGTCTAACAAAGTTTCCTATCAACTGTTCGACCACTTGCGCCTCTTCTATTTTATTCTGTTCAGCAAACCTATGTAACATATGAATCATGGTTGCTTGAGTAATAGCAGGTGCTAGTCTTGCTAAATCATTATTAGTATATATCTCCCAATAACAAACAAAGGAAGCCCTAACCAAATAGTTACCGCCTGAGACTTCTCCGTATGCTTGATTAAAGGCATCTGTCGCTATGTCTTGGCCTTTTAGTGTTTTCTTTACTTTCTTAGCCCATTCATGAAATTTCTTATCATTAGTGGTTATCAAATATAACTTATTCATTTCCTTCACCATCCATAAATTCTCTCATGGCTTGATAGAACTTACCATAACATAACTCTATATGAGTATCTTTAACTCTACATCCTCTACCGCCACCCGCAGGTACTTTCATTTCTTGTTCTACATATTTAGCAAATAAATCTACTATTTTACTCGAACAGCCTATAAATTTCGGCAATGCTCCGTGGGCATATTGTCGGCTATTATTGGCTTTACGAACGCTTTTCTTGGCTTGAGTCTCACTCAGTCTTTTGTGTATTTCTCTTTCTGTCATTCTAATTCTCTCCTTAGTATTTCTAATAATAATTTAGCCTCGTCTCTATTAAGACGAACTCCCCTTATCGAGGGTTTGTCATTTTCAAATTGTCTTATGTCTATAATGTCATAAATAGTCCATCTGCCTTTTTTGACAACATATTCTATCTTTTCATTTCTAATGATAGAGCCTATTTTTTCTAAGGTGTCGCTCAATTCATCCACCCCTGTTTGAATTTATCTAATTCTTTTCTTGAAGTAAAATATCTTGGAGTTTCAAGGGAGTCCAACCTATTTACTACCCAACAGGCTCCGCCTAAAGATGATATTTGTACTACTTCATACTGACCTTCATTCACTATAATCACTTCTTGTGTGTTGATTTCGGGAACTAATCCATACATTCTAGTTATCTCACCCGAAATATCATGAATATTATCAACAACATATTTTACAATGTGCGCTCTTTGTATTGGTATTTTTGGTGCTACATCTATTTTTAGAGAACCAGTCATATTACAAACAACACATTTGTTTCCTTTACAAATAGGACATTTGATTTGTGCTTTATGTGGCGCAGGTAGTGTTACTGTTACTGCTTTCTTAACCATATTATTTTCCTCCTACCTTATTCTTTCTTAGGATTTCACAACAAAGTCTAATCTTTTGTGTAGACTGTAGGCTCCAAAACGAATCTTGTGGTATTCCGAATCGCAACTCTATGTAAGAACATAGTTGTTTTCTAGACATAGTTTGAAATTCATCATCAATCTTTATTCCTAGTATTTCATCCGTGTTCTCATGTTTAGCGAAACTATCTAGAATCACATAGACTACTCCTGTAAGATAGATTAGTTTTCTTAAAATCCACTGAATCATTTTTCTTCACCCTCTAAACATACTTTACATTTATTATATCTCCTAGAATAATAGGGAGACATCGTTCTCCAACAGGTCGGGCATTTCATATTAATCCTCCAATAAAACCGCAACTTCTGTAGAATAAAACAATTGCGCTATTGACATAGCGGCTAAGAAACTATTCTTAGTTACCTTAACAGGGTCATAGACTCCGGCTTCGGCCAAATCCTCAACAACATCAGTCAAAGCATTAAATCCCATATCACCCTTCCATTCTTCTATACCTACAGGATGATGGCCGCTATTGAAGTGTAATTGTCTACATGGTTGTAGAAGAGATTCATAGAACCATTGTGGTATCTTACTTTTAAATTCATTAGCAAAATTGATGAAAGGCATACCTCCCCCTACTACAATACCTTCCTCTAATGCTGCTTTAGTAGCATTAAGAGCATCATCTAATCTTTCTTTCTTCTCTCTCATTTCAATAGACGAAGAGGCTCCGACTTGAATAGTGGCAACTCCTCCCTTTAACCTAGCAATTCTTGCTTTGAGCCTAGAAGCATCATGTCCTTTCATATCTTCTAATGCTCCCTTGAGGGAATTAATTCTTTCTTCAGTTTCTCCATCTCCGCCAATAAAGGTAGTTGTTTCTTTAGTGATTATAACTTTGTTACAAGTCCCTAAATCAAGTTCTGTAAATGAAGCAGGGTCGTCTTTGCTTTCGTGATTAAATACTCTTCCACCAATCATTGATTGCATGTCACCCAATTCATCTATTTGGGCATCACCGAAATTAGGAGCAAGAACAACAGCACATTGTACTGTTTGATTAATCAAATTCATAATTAAATTATTCATCGCTGAACCTTCCATCCCTTTACAGAATATGAGTAGAGGTTGTGATTTCTGCGAAGAATATTCCAAAAGAGGAATAATATCTTTGAAATTCCTAAATGGAATGTTAGACATAAATATTAACGGGTTATTGAATTCTACTCTACCCGAATCAGTATTACACATCAAGTGGCTCAAATAGCCCTCAGTAATCTCCATACCTTCCCTAAGAATAAGATTCGTTTGATAGTTGTTAGATTCTTCCACTGTCACTATTCCATCTCTACCAACTTCATTTAGTGCTTCTTGTATTAGTTGACCCAATTGTTTGTCGTTGTTAGCAGCAATAGTGGCCACATTTAGAATATCCTCGTTCTCTACTTTAGTAGAAATAGCATCAAAATAATTTACCGCTTCTTCCTTCAAGTAATCTAAAAGAGAATTAAACTCATGTGGTTTAATTTTATTGTCTTCCGGCATATTTTGACATAACGCTTGAGCAAGAATACAAGCAGTAGTAGTTCCATCACCGCTTCCTTCTTGGGCTTTACTTGCTAGATTTTGAACTAGTTGTATTCCCATTTGAACATAAGGGTCAGCACTAGAAATATGCTTAGTGATAGTAACGCCGTCATTAATTATTACAGGGGGATTTCCCTGTAGAATTACTGTTTTTGCCTGTGGCCCCAAAGTGGGACTTACTGTATTTGCTACAATATTAATTCCTTCTAATAATTTTTGTTTAACTTCTTTACCATTCAATATCATTCTTCCACCAACCTTGTTTGGATTCCTCTCCACAAATCATATGCTTGTTTCTTTTCGGGTATTGTTTGTAATAGCATTTTAACCATCTTTAACAGAACCTCTAGTTCCCCAATCAAAAGCCTATCATCCATATCTTCTCTAAACAAGTCTCCATTTTCAGTCACATCAATCATTCGTAACAAAATGTCTTCGTATAACTCTATATCGTTCATTCTACTATCCCCATGATAAACTTACTATCAATAAAAATCATATTTTCATGCTCATGAAACTTTTGATTTATATCAAATAAAACTTGACAATCTACTAAGTTAGGTTTAGAAGGGCAAGATAAACAAACCCCAATGCCGTCGTTCTTTACTTGAATACCACTACTAGTGATAGTGTTTTCAATCTCAATACATGCATAATCTCCTACTGCTTTCATTCTTCTTCACCAACCTCTGCTAATTTATGTGACCATGTTTGGGTTTCTTCATATTGGTTATCAACAAAGATATCTAACTCATATGGTTCTTTTTGTGTCCAGTGACCAAAATGCTCTACCCCACCTAAGACATAGGCTTCTTTCATTAGAAGTTGCCAATTAGCAACAGTATTAATATCTACACCGCTAAAATACGCCCTACCGAATGGATGAGTATGAGTCCAACACCTAATAGGAAGTTTCATTCCTACAGGTGGTTGCATTCCAAATTCTACATATCCCGAAGAACCTGTTGTAACATAACAGTCATTATTTCCATCAATAACTACTTGCACTTCAAGACCCGGTAATATCTCAGTTGAAGCATGCCAAATAGCATTAAAGAATCTTTTATCTTTATATGAAGTCATATCTACCGTATGTCTGTTATTCCAATCAACACCAATACTTTTCAATTCTAACATACCTTCTTCAACCCATACATTTAGTATGTGTTGTTCAGCCCTTGCTCTAGCCTTTTCTAGAGCCTCAAATTCTTTCTGTGCTTCATTAATTTGTAATTCCTCAAGAAATTTATCATAACCATCATCATGATATTCTTTTTTCTCTTCTTCACTTAATGCCCAATCGCCAGTTTTACTCATTCTTTTCACCACTTAGTTTGTCTAATTTTCTTTGTAATTTATTTATTTTCACAGCCAATCTTCTTTGCCTTCTAGTAAAGTTCTCATTTACTATGTTACCTGCTTTCTTTTGCATCTTAACCTTCTTAGAAGCATCTAATAGAAGGGCTACGCCCTCTTCGGATTCGTCATCAAATAGTTTTTCTAATCGACCTGCTATTGTTTTATAGGAGGCATCAAATCTTTCTCTTGCTTCTTCAATACTTAGTTCATAAAAATTAACTAATAAATCTAATTCTTTTTCTTTTGTCCATTTCTTACTCATAGGTTCACCACCATATATTCTTGCACTTGTTCTTCATTAAACCATCTTTGAGTCCATTGTGCGCCCATTCCTGCAATAGCCACTTGCATAAAATGAACTCCTTTATTTGAACCATCCCATGAATCCCCTTGACAACTAAATGAACCATCTTTTCCCGCTAAAAGCATATCATACATCTTAGGGTCTGCTTTATGCGACACAAGTGCGGCATTTCTACCTTGCGCTCTAAGGTCAAGCCATTTAACGGTTGTGTTGTATAATGTTTTTCTAACTGATAAATTGTCTACACAGCAAATAACCAAGTCATATTCTTGCATCTGTTTTTCTGTTAGAATAGGATAGGGTTTACAGTTCCCAACACTCTTATGATTGTTATACATGACCTTTGCTTTATTCTGTCTTACATCATCAACATTAAAGTTTTGATATGGTAGATTCTTTGTTTCTACCGTATCGGGGTCTGCTACTGTTATGTTATACAATTCTACTTTATCTAAAAGCGGTATTAAGAAACTCCCAATACCACCTGCTCCAATTACTAATATTTTTCTTTTCATATTTATTCTCTCCTTATTTCGTTTTCTTCTAATATTTCTATGACCCAATTCTTTATGTCTCCCCAATAAATCAATTTATGAGTTTTCAGTATGTCTAATTTTTCTCCAATTTCTTCTAAAATCTTTCTCTTCTTTTCTTCAAAATCTTTTTCTACATACATATTATTCACCTCTATCAATTATTCCTTTTTCTATCAATTCAGCGTAGTTATCCATCCAACTACCTAGAATCTCTATTGCTTCTCTTCGGCCTACGCCAAACTCCTCTCTCAAATATGGAGTAGCACCAAACATATTGGTTTCTCCACTTTGCCGTAATTCTTCTAAATATACATAATATTCATACCATTCTTCTTTTATTTCTTTACTCATTTTTAATCACCATTGTTATTTTCTTTCCCTTTATTTGTTTTAAATTATCCTTTCCTATCAAATTTAATATTGCTTTTGTTTGTCTCCAAATAACCCACTCGGAGAACCCAGTCCTCTTTGAAATCATTTGTTTCGTTATGTCCTTTCTAACATTACAATTAGCCGCTATCCATGCAATACAGGCGTAATAAGAACGCCCTTTGTTAAAATCACTATCTACTATGACTGTCTCAAAATGTTCTAAAACCTCATAACATTGTTCATTGAATTTAGACCCACCCATTATCTTCAATAACACCCGTTCTAGTTGATATTGGGGGTTAATTGGCTTTCTACTAACCATGTTCTTATTCAGTTTATTCATCTCTCTTAGTAGTCTTTTGATTGTTTTTGTCCTAGCCTTAAATTCGCTATTTACATCAACTAAAGAGTAAGGAGTTCCATTTTCTTTCAGCACATAATATACTACTGCTGTTGCTCTAGCCTCATGCTGAGAATTACCGAACACTCCCTTTCTATTACAGAATAGATAGAATTCTTCTACTCTTTTCTTTAGAGGAGAGTTGGGTTGTATAGAACTCAACACCATATTACAGTGAATTAAACCTTTTTGAATATGCTGTGAGAATACAGAACGGTTGTTTAGACTACTTAACCGATGGTTAGGTATCATAGAACCTAGAGTATTACCATCAATAGAATGCTTCCTTTCACCATTAGCATCTAAACTATACACTGTTTGTTCGAATATTTCTGTAACTAAAACAAGGCCACATTCTAAACAGGCATGTTCTCCTAGCCTTTCATCAAATTCACTCTGTATATCCTTCTCGCAATTTTCGCAAAACATCTTCATCCACTCTTATTTCATCATCACTAGGTGTGATGTAACTTTTTATTGTATTAACTATTTTTATTGTATGGTTGTCATTTAATAACGCCAATGCTCTAGTAGCGTACTGGTCGCCCAATGGAGAGCCTTTGGCCATATTATCTATACATATCGGCCCTTTCCAAATTTTGGTAGGGATACCTTCTTTAAATGTGTCTTCTTGTAAAATAAAGGTTGATACGCTTTGAAGTGAAGTAGATGTATAATCAGTATTACCCCTAGAGGTTAATCTCCAATCATGTATTTTACCCTTAACAACTAAGTGTTCTAATCTTCCTTCTTTATCAAAGAACGGAATTAATCTTTTTTGGTGTTGCACTAACATATCTTCTACCAACTGCATTGCCCTTCTCTCAACTATATCGCCCATTCTATTCTGTTGAAGGAACGCTACCATTACTGTAAGTTGGGATTCAGTGGGTTCTCTATCCACTAAGACTGAATATAATTTTTTAGGTGAAAGTCTTCTCCACTTTTTGCTTCTTTCTTTGCCATGAAGATAAAAATTACAATAAACATCTAACTCTTTAGCAGTAAGAGTTCCCCATACACCATCACTTACTTCTATGCCAAACTCATTATCACCTATTTGCTGACAGTTTAGTCTAACTTCTATTTTATTAAAGTCTTCATAGAAGTGAAAGGGGACTTTGTTTTCTAAACAATACCTAACATTCTCAGGTAGGTTAAGAGTGGAATACAAACTCAGCATTAGTTTTTCTGCATCTTCTTCAAAGCAAGATTTGTAAGTTATTCTTGCTAATGCTGAAGCCATAGTTTGTAAACTAACATATTGCCCTTGAAGTTTCAATCTACTTCCACTTCTTCCTATAAGGATAGGACAGGACTTAATCATGAGCATGGTGCTAAAATTACCAGTTGGTATGCTCCAAGTATAACCATTGCGACGGGCAATTAAATTTTTCCAAAACTTGGTTATCCCTGCGTGAACAGGGTCTTTATCTTCTCTTTCAAAGGAAACCGTGGCTCTCGTTGGGAGAGAAAGGTCTTTTGAAGTTACTTCTGTTTCATAATATTCTCTACTATCATTAGGTTTTTTGATTTCTATTTTCATTTTATCACATCATATACATTTTATTATTATCTACATCACATTCTTGATGTATTTCCTTTGCTATATCTTGGGCTGTCATCAATTGACCTCCGCAAACTCTACAGCGTGTTGCTATATTTTTATTCTTTCTCTTATTGAGAATATATTCGGGGTTCTGTTCTTTTGTCATTTAAATTCCTCATTTTTTCTAACATATCTGTTTTTATAGTACAGATATTACAATTATAATCATGACAATTTTCGTCATGATATCTTAAGGCATCTCTATAATGAGTGAGATTCTCATCTAGATATGCGTTGAATCCGATATTTACGGCTTCGGGTAATTCCCAAAGACATAAGTGTAGTTGTCTGCGCCAAAAAATATATTTTTCTTTTTCGGGCATGGTTCTATTATTTGAGATAATATCTCTAGCGTTATCAATTCTCAAAAGAGAATCATTAGATAAGTTTTGAGAGAAAACTAATACCGTAGTCAAAAACTCTTGATACGAATTAAATCCTCTCAAAACATCACCTAAATAGGAGGGAGAGACTACTAATTACAGGTAGTCTCCCCCATTGGTATGAAGTATTGTTGAATAGCCTTACTCGCTTCCTCCAACAATTGCAGGGGTCAAATCTACTGATGTGACCTCATCCCAATTAACATTCGAAATGTCTTCTCTTGCTACCATTTCCCCATCAATAAAACACCAATGGGTTGGGTGTGTATCTATTTGTTCGATGATGCTTTCACTACTCATCATTACTTCTGTATGTCCTGTTTCATTCATTATTCTTAATTTAATCATTTTTTCACTTCCGTTTCATTCTATTCATTCTTCATACCTTATTTAAAGGAGTCTTATTCTAACTCATAATCATTTTCGGCTAAAAGCCCAAGCATGAATGCTCCTGTTCCTATTGCTACTGCTGCTATTACTATTTTTCCTATTATTTTTCCTATCATTTAATCACTCATCCATCTTTTCAAATGTTCTCTGTTCGCTCAAGTACGATGTTAATATCGAATCCAATTTGACTTGGAGGTTCTCAATAATACCTACTATCACTTTTCTATTTAAACTAATCCAAATACGGTGATGAACATTCAACACCACTTTGGGGCTATCATTCTCATTTTGGGTTATTACTATTGGAGGCATTTCCTCTGTATTAATAACTCTAAATTCTACTTGTGTTTTTTCTTCTACTATCATTTTATCATCTCTTATTTTTTTATTCCTTTTATCATTGTTTCTGCTAGTGCTAGGACATTCATTGTGTTCTTACCCTGCACCATACCATCTAATCGTTGAAGGCCGTTACCGCCTTCCATAATCATCGAATTGACTAACAGTTGTGCTACTAACTGTGCTAGTTTCTGTGGGCTTATCTTAGATAACAAAATACTTGTATCGTATTCTATTGAATCTCGATAGTTTTCTTCTGCTAGGCAATCCAAGCACTCTACGGTTTCCATGATTTCTAATCTATAATTAGGTTCCCAATAGAATCCCTTTCCTTTGCATAATGTACATTCATTCATTGCCATTCACCTTGTCTTCTGCTTCGGTAAAACAACCGTAGCAATAATGTCTATCTTTACTGATAACTTTATTACAATTTACACAACGGTATCTTATTTTCATTCAATCACCCGCTTTTGTGTCCAGTATTGGTAAGTTAGCATTGCTGTCTTTAGCAAATTGTAATTAGTTGCACTTGGGTTTTCTTTGAAATGCCTTACTGCCATATCAATACCTTCGCTTGAACTGGTTTTACCATTCTCTACTTCTTCTTTTGGGGCGGCTTCATAAACCGTACCGTAGGCTTTTGTTATTACTTCATATATTTTTTCTTCCATTTTTATTCCTCCATTAATACTTTAGGGAATCTAGGATTAGTCGCATTGTATGCTCTAACTCCTAAATTATATCTTACTGCTCTGTGGTTTTTAGGCCACCAATTCGGCATTCTATCTTCCGGCCATTCAGCAAATTGCCACTTGGCTTCTAGGTAATAGTGCCGATAAGAATCAATCACAAAATCCCATTCTTCATTGTCGGGATTATTAGTGAAATACTCTTTTCTATCTAATCTATAGATATCAAACATAGCAATTTTTATTGGCGTAGCCATGCTAGAATCAGCATCATAGTCTATTGCTGTTTGTAGTATTCTTTCAAAACTGCCATGTTCTTTACCATATCTCTCATTGAATTCTCTACACAACTCTACACCATGTTGAAACAACCATAATGTATTATTATCTGTTTTTCTAGCCCATATTGTGCTAGGGTGATTTAACATAGCAGGTTTCATTAGTATAGAATTCATATCACTATGATATTGTTTTAGTTGTGCCAAAGTTGGTTCATAACCAAACCTGTCAAAGAACTCACTAAACAATTCATTGGTGTGTAACATTTGGCAAGTTTCTGTTGGCATTTTTACTACATGCTTGTTTAACATCTGTCTTGCTGATTCTTTCGGACATCTTGTTAGTGCAAATATATTCATAGTTTCATCCTCCTTAGAGATATTAAGTACGCTTTATGGTACTTGATGCCCTTAGTAATCAAACGCTTACATATTACCTTTCTTTTCTTTTCTAGTCTGTACTCTCGATTCAAATACTCCGGTTTGTATTGCCGGTGGTTCTCTATCGGGATTATATCTTTCATATACTTCTTCATAACAATCACTACATATTTTTATTAATATTTTATTTTCTATCTCTACTAAGTCCATAGTTTGGAATTCAACCAACATATGGAACTTAGCACCTAAGCCACATAGATTACACTTAGGGGTTTTTACTTTCTTTTCAGTAACAAAGAACTTCTTAATCCAATCAATTATCATCGGAATGCCTCTCACTATCAGGATACTTGCTTTTGTTAATTAAATAACCTGCTTGTCCTTTAGTGAGTTCTTCTATAGAACCTTCATAGCCCAAATTAAGAAGATAACTCTTTTGTGCTTCTGTCGCAGGGACAAAAACATTCTTCAAACTGTTGATTTGATTTTGAGATAAAGATTTACCTTGTAACATTTGACCTTTGATACTGGCTAGAAAACTATATGTCCAATCATTTGTGGCAAAGGTAGCATCGAATGTTGGAATTCCATAATATCCACACAGATTAACAAACTCTTCGTTATTTTCTTGTAGAACTTGTTTGTTCTTTTCTTTCTCAGCATCTTCCCTAGCCTTTTTGATTCTATCTTGTTCCTGTCTAAATACCAGTTGTCTTGCTTCCCTTTCTTCTCTTTCTACTCTTCTTTTCTCTACATTTTCCGGTAGATTGTAGATTCTAGTCTGTTCTGCTTCCCTGTTTCTTCTATCTTGTATTCTAGCCTCTCTTTCTTCTGTTCTAATACGAATTCTAGTATCGTATGCTTCTTGAGCCAATTGTCTTTCTAACTTATGGGCTTCGTATTGTTTTATGATACCATCCGATTTAATAAACAACAGGGCTAAATCTTGCATTAGCCTATCATTTGGATAGCCTCTTGTTCTAAATTGAGCCTTTGAATTGCTTTCATGATTCCATCGCCATACAACTGAAGCCATTTTATAATCAGCCTGACCATAAATTCCTTCTGCTCTCTTTCTTAATTCAGTTACATTGTCCCAAAGATTGAGTTTACTATTATAGAAACGCTGAGTTACCCTAGTGTTGTACCACAAATCAATTTCCTTTACCTTTTCAAACATCATATCAAAAGAAACACCGTTCTCTTTCCACCATGCTTCTGCTTTCATGGAACCAACTCTTTTGTTCTTCCAATCTTCTACTTCTTTATCAGTAATAGTGTCAATGTCTCTACCAGTTTCCTGTTCAATTTGACGCATAATTAAGTATGAATTAATATGGTCGCTACCAACACATTCTCTAGAACCATTAGTGGTATTAAGAATTTCAAAATGATAGACAATTCTATGACCACAAAGGCACTTCGCTTGGTGATTTGTATCGGAAACCCAA